AGACTTATCAGAACTTACTGATATGACAGCTGCTATGACTGGAACTGATGAGTTTATAGTGTTAGACTCTGGTGCAGAACGTAGAAAGGCAGCTAACGAAATAGGGTTAAGTATATTTAGCAATGATGCTGGATTTATAACTTCATCTTCATTGCCATCAGTTGGAAATGGTCAAATAGACGGTAGAACAAGTGGTCTTGGTTTAAGTGGTTCTATGGATGCAACTGCAAATCAAAGTGGTAACACTACATTTACAGTAACATCTAACGCAACAGATGCTGCAACAGCAAGCACTATAGCTTATAGAAATAGTTCGGCAGATATTAGAGCAAGATTATTTAGATCTAATTATACTGCCCAATCTACTATATCTGGAGGAATAGCCTTTAGAGTTAATAATTCATCAGATGACTACATACGTTTTTGTAATAGTCCTTCTGCTATTAGAACTTTTATAGGAGCAGCTTCAAGCTCGGTTGTTTCAGGTGTCACAAGTGTAGCCACGTCAGGATCAGTAAACGGTTTAACATTAACCGGAGGCACAATAACATCTACAGGTACTATTACATTAGGTGGATCAGTTAGTATTAATAATGGAAACTGGTCAGGTACGGATTTATCAGTTGCTAATGGAGGAACTGGCGCATCATCCGCGTCCGCAGCTAGAAGCAACTTAGGAGTTGTCAATGATACTGGTACTCCAGCTATATTAAGTAATGGTGCTACACCAAGTTTAAATAGTGGAATTACAGCAGCAGAGGTTAGAAGTTTAATAGGTGCAGGAACAAGTTCAAGCGCAGGTGTAACATCTATAGCAACAAGTACAGGATTATCTGGTGGTACAATAACAAGTACTGGAACTTTAACAAACACGGACAGAGGATCATCACAAAACATATATAAGAATTTTACAGCAAGCTCAGGTGGTACAGCTACTGCTAATAGCAATAATGACACATTAACGATTGCAGCTGGTACTAATATTACTACCGTTAGATCTGGTGACACTATAACTATTAATGCTACAAATGATGGGCAGGGTGTAACATCTGTAGCAACTGGAGGTGGACTTACGGGTGGAACAATAACTTCAACTGGAACTCTATCACACGCAGATACGTCAAGTCAAGGTTCTGTAAATAATTCAGGTAATAAATATATACAAGACGTAACACTAGATACATATGGACATGTTACAAGTCTAACATCTGCCACAACCACACTAGCTACGCTTGGATATACAGGTGCTACAAATGCAAATTATATTACTAACAATAACCAGTTAACTAATGGTGCTGGGTATGTAACATCTTCAGGAGGTTCAATGTCTACCTGGATTTTAAAAGAAGGTAATGGTGTAGAAACAAGTACAGTAAGTAACGGAGAAACTGTTACTTTTGCTCAGGGTGCAGGAATACAAACAGAACTTACTTCTACTTCAAGTGGCGGAACTCTCACTATTACTAACACCATAACAAATAACAATCAACTTACAAACGGAGCAGGTTATACTACCGCTACAGGAACAATGAGCAATTGGAATTTAACCGCTGATTTTGGTGGTTCAATGTCTATTGGTAACGGAACTACTGTAGATATAGCAGGTGGTACTAACATCTCAACAACACGTACTGGCGCTACTATTCAAATTAATAATGGTATTACAAATAATAACCAACTTACAAATGGCGCGGGTTATACAACAAACACAGGTACAGTAACAGGTACAGGCTCAAGTGGAAGGGTAACTCTTTGGAACGGTACTTCAAGTGTAAACTCAAGTAGTTCGCTTACTTTTTCTTCTGGAACTTTGTATTCAGAAAAGAGCTATCACGTTAAAACAGGAGTCTCAACGGTTGGGTATACTTCTACAAATGATACAGACACAGGTTTAGGAGAGTTTGATGGCAGTAACGGAGTAAGTCTTGTAAGTAAAGGCGCAAAGCAAATTACTGTAAAAGAAGGAAAAATTGCTTTTGATCCATATACTTCTACATCAGTTGCCACAACAGGAAGCTTAAATGCTAATCAAAACAATCAAGCACCATCTCAAGATACATTAGCAACTTTAGCTGTTGATCCAAGTGGTAATGTTGTAAGAGGTGAACAAGAAGGAACATGGACATTTACAAGAGCTCAATTAAACGCAACTTTAGGCCAAACTTTAATAGCAGCACCAGGAACAAACAAAGCAATTATAGTTACAGAATCTGATTGGATGGTGAAGTATAGTGCAACAGGATCTATGAGTGGTACTCAAACTTATGATGTAAGACAAGCAAGTAATACAAATGCCTCCGCTATAATATCTACACTACCTGGAACAAGAATAAATGAAATATTAAGTGCCTCACAAGGAACACCTGTAAATCCAAGTTATGGGTTTTGTGCAAGAGATGTTCCATTACAGACAAGAACTTATAAAACCAACACAGCAACTACATTACACAAGGCATCAAATGGTGCTTTGCCAACTGGTGTAATAAGTATATCTATAAAATTAAAATATAGAATATTTAATGCAACTACTTTTTAATGTAAAAACTGCTAAAATCAAGTGATAATAGAAATATACCTGCTCGGTGAGAGCAATAACCAATGTCTAATTTAAAACCGAAACCAATGACATTTTTTTACCAGACTAGTTCGTGGAATAGTCAACCACAAATAACACAAGAAACCTTAAACCTTTGGAAGCATGTAGCTGACAAAAAGAACTGGCGTATTGTACAATTACCAAATGGTTTTTACCAAACCGAATACAAAGATCCAAAATGTGAATGTAATCCTGAAAAAGATACATGTTGCGAAAACTGGATTGATGTAACCAGACGCGAAACATTAGAAGGAGCAGAACAAGCTATTGATTCATCAGTTGCTCATTATGCTAAAAAAATAGAATTTGCAAATGGACCTAAGGTTGTAAAAACTTTTAAATAAAATAAATCAAATTTAATTAAATCAAATTATGTCAGACATGATAGTAAAAAACCTTAGTTTTGGAAACGAAGCTAAGCAAGAAGTATTTAAAGGTATAGAAAAACTCACAAAAGCTGTTAGCTCTACACTTGGAGCTAGCGGCAAGTGTGTTTTGCTAGAAGATTCCTTTGGAAACCCAACCATAACAAAAGATGGTGTAACAGTTGCAGATAGTGTAATACTTAAAAACCCTATAGAAAATTTAGGTTGTAGTTTATTAAAACAAGCCGCAAGAAAAACAGTAAAAGAAGCTGGTGATGGAACTACTACTGCAACGGTATTAGCTCATGCTATTTTAATTGAAGCGTATAAGCTTTCAAGTACTAGTAACTCTAGAGAAATAAAGGAAGGTATAAATAAAGCTACTGATAAAGTAATTAAATATTTAGAATCAATATCATTACCAGTTAAAAATGATATGATTGATCAAATAGCAACTATATCTACAAACAACGACAATAAACTAGGTAAAATTATAGCCGATGCGTTTAGATCTGTAGATAATACAGGTGTTGTAATGATGGAGCAGTCAGAAAGTGGTAAAACAGAGCTTGAAGTAATAGAGGGTTCTCAATATTTTAAAGGATTAACTAGTCCTCATTTTGTTACTAATAAAGCTAAAAATACAGCGGAATTAACTAATCCACTTGTTTTACTTATAGAATCTCCAGTAGAAAGTATTAGACAAATACAAAGTGTTTTAGAGTACGTAATAAAAAACAATAAACCTTTACTGGTTATAGGTGATTTAAGTCCAGAAGTTTTATCGGCTTTAGCAATGAATAAAACTAAAGGTAATATAAAAGTAAATGTAATTGAAGCACCTACACTAGGTGTTAACAGAAAAGAGATGTTTGATGATTTAGCTCTTTTAACAGGTGCTACGTTAATAAACGAAGATTTAGGCGATGATATGGATATGATTCAAATAGAACATTTAGGATCATGTTTAAAGTCTGTTACTGATAAAACAGAAACTATAATTCAACTTAAAGAAATAAATCAAGAGTCTTTAACAATTATAAAAGATATAAAAAAAGAATTGTTAGTATGTAAAATTCCTGACAAAACTATAAGACTAGAAAAGCGACTAGCCATGTTAGCTGCAAAAATTGCAGTTGTTAAAGTCGGTGCTAATTCAGATATCGAATTAAAAGAAAAAATGGATAGAGTTGAAGACGCTGTTTGTGCTACTAAAGCCGCTATTAAAGAAGGTATAGTGCCAGGTGGTGGAATTGCTTTATTAAACGCTAGTTCTAATATAAAAGCTAAGTCAGATGGAGAGACTATACTGCTAGAGGCAATTAGAGCACCATTTAAGACTATATTAGAAAATGCTGGTATAATAGACATTGATATACCTAAGATAAAAGGAAGAGGCTTAGATGTTATTACTGGTAAAACAGTTAACATGATTGATTATGGTATAATTGATCCATTATTAGTTACTAAAAGCGCTTTAAAAAACGCGGCGTCAGTAGCTACTACAATACTTTCAACTGATTGTGTAATAAATAACATAAGAATAGATGAAAGCAATAGGTAGAAATTTAATAATAGAAAAAGAAAAACAAGTAACCACAGAAACAAAAGGTGGTTTAATTCTTGCGGAGTCACATAGAGAAGACATTAGATATACAAAGGCTAAGATTATATCTATTGGAAATGAGGTCGAAGGTTTAAAGCAATCAGATACTATATTCTTTGATAGACACGCGGGTCACAAAATAGAAATAGGTGATTTAACCTATCACGTCATTAAATTACAAGATGTAGTTGTTGTTTTATGAGAAAGCTAGATGCAGTAGATTTAAAAAATCTTAATCTGTTAAAACACTACCGTATAATCCGAAAGTGGGCTTGTAAAAACAACAACTTAAATGACGCTGATTTAGAATTGTTAATATACTTAGAATCTATAGAGTATTTCACTAAACAAGATTTCAAAACTGGTAGTTACTCATATAGTTGGGATAATCGCCGATGGAACAGACTTCTTAAGCAGGGCTGGATAGTTGTTTGGAGAAATAGAAATAGAACAACACAGAAGTACAATATATATAATGTTTCTTTTAAATTTAAACAATTAATAAACAAAATTTATAAAATAATGTTAGGTGAAGAAGATTTACCTATTAGTAGAAGAAGAAACAAAATAATAAATGGAAATAGTTATACAGATAAAGTACTGACAAAAGCTATTTATAACGTAAATAAAGATAAACACAGATAAACATGAGTTTTAAATCAAGTATGCCATACCAACTAAATCCGCAATTAAAAGCGCAGGTTGATGCAAAAGAAGCTAGAGATGCAGCTGCATTTGCTCCAGGTGGTATAAACGATGGAACACCATGGTGGAAAAGAGATTCTTATTTAAAAGCTACAGGGCAAGAAGTTGCAGAAAAACCAATTGAAAAAGTAGAATGGGCTAATGGTTTAGGAAATAATATTGATGGAAGATATAAAAACTTTCAATTACCAGATGAACTAAGATATAGTGAAAATGTTGTTAGCGATAGAGATAAAACTGGCATGGCTTATCAAAACGCTGCTAGAGAAAGAGATATAATTCAAAGACAACAAGATTTATTAACATATGGACCAGCTGGAAAACCACAAATAACAAATAACGATATGAACAACGTACAAGATCCAAGTATTATAGACCCAGCCAACATAGGTGAAAGTGGTCAATTAAATTCTTTTAAACCTATAGCACAACAAGTTGCAGGTTCTCTTTATGGTAATAATTTAGAAAAAACAGCTGCATTATCTCCTGTAGCTATGAAAAATCCTTCAAAAGGCGCTTACAGTGCTGTTGATGCTTATAAAAACGCTATGAATATAGGTAATCTTGTTGCTTCAGGTGCTAAAACTAATTATGTAAAAGACACTAACGCGGTAAATAAGTCTTTAGGCCTTCCAAGTCTTCCAAATCTTAATTCTATGGGTGGAGGAAAAGGAGGAAGTTACTCAAATCCTAAAAATACATTAAGCACAACAACACCATCATCAACATCTACTCCATCAACACCACCAAGTACTCAATATGATTTTCAAAGTAAAATGGGTATTTCAGAAGGTTTTGATGGTTCTAATTTAAAAAACAAAGAACATAGAAATTCTTTTTTAGGTACTTACAAAAGAAATGAACCATCTATTCAAGCTAGAATTGATGACGCTATGGCCGCTGGTAGAACAAGAAAAGTAAATAGATTAAAGAAAAAAATGCAAAACTTTAAAGATTATCAAGCTGGAGGCAAAGGTTTTGTAGGAAGAGCGTTTGAAAGTATTGGAAACATTTTTAAATAAAAACTATAAATAAAAATTAATAATAAATAAAAAAATATGTCAAATCACGGAAAATATGATCCTTCAATGGAGAAATTAAAACCTGGAACTAAAGTAGGTATAGTGGGTGAATCTCATGTTTGGGACGGGCCATTAAACCAAGAAGGCAGAGCTCACGGAGAAGGTTCAAGCTCAGGTATAAAAGGTATGCAAATACTAAAAGCGCCCTGCAGAACATGTGACTCTAGTATACCAATAACTACAAGAGCAAAAATAGGATAATATGTTTATAGGAAAAATTCAACATTCAGCAAAAACAAGTCCAATAACTAAAAAAGCAACTTGCTGGAAAGGTTATAAAGCTGAAGGTAAAAAGAAATCACCTAGTGGTAAAAAAACTAAAGGAGGGAAAATTAAAATGGTTAACAACTGTGTTAAAGCTTAATAAGCATGTATATACAGTCAGACAATCCATTTAACTCTGCTTTGCCTAAAAAAGGCAAAATAAGAAAAACTACTAAGGGTAAAGGAAGAAATTTTAGAACTACTGACGAAGGTGCTGGTATGACTAGCAAAGGCGTTAAGGAATATAGAAAAAAGAATCCAGGAAGTAAATTAAAAACAGCGGTAACCGGTGACGTAAAACCAGGAAGTAAGGCTGCTAAAAGAAGAAAATCATTCTGCGCTAGATCCAAGGGTTGGACTGGCGAAAGAGGTAAAGCAGCTAGAAAACGCTGGAAATGTTAAAATAAAAACCAAACCAAAACAATAAAAAAAAACAATCATGGGTTACACAGGAAACAACCATTACGCGCAAAAATATGACGCGTCAAAAGCTTACGACAAAGACTTGACAGCTTCGGCTAGACTACACTATTTAGAAAACAGTGAACACGACAAACACGACCACCCTGCTAAAATGTGTGGGCCAGGAAATCACGCACCTAAAATGCATGGGTCAATGAAAGGTGATCAATCAGATCAACATATAGATTATAAAAACTACAAAGGAACAGACAAAGGTTACCACGGTAGTACAGGTTCTTCACATGGAGATCAATCAAATATTTTTCATGACTATGACAAGCACCCAGCTAAAATGTATGAAGAACCAGCAGCAAAAAACTTAGGTTTTATTAAAGCAGAAACTTTAAAAAAAGATCCTTCAGCTACTACAATGCAGGTTGATGGCAAAACAATGCCTATCAAAATGGCTGGTGACATGGGTCACAATGTTTTAGCACAAGATATGAGATCTAACCAAATGGCTGGAGCATCTGGCGATATGGGATATGCAGGCGACGCATCTGGTGCATCAGAATCTATGTTGAAAGCTTTAGGTAAGCCAGCAATAATGTTAAAGAAAGGTATTGCATCTATGTGTGGTATGAAAAAATAAAACAGTAGAGAACTGTATAAAACTCAAAATAATAGTAAACCAAACCAGGCTTAACGGCCAAAAAACAAAACAAAATGTCAAAATTTTTAAAATTCAACATTGTTGACTCAAACGCACTATTAACACAAGGGCCTGAATTAGTCAACGTAGATCAAATCCAAAGCGTATCATACGCTGATGCAACAGGAATCTTATCAATTGTATTAGAAGGTGCTGTAAGTACTCAAGCAGGATACGCTATTGCTAATGATGGTTCTGCAGCTGTACCAGCTGCGGTTTTAAGTCAAAGAGTAATAAGTATTACTGTAAGAACAACTAAAGATGGTACTGCTGGTGTTCCAGATATTACAAACGGAGCTAAATCACCACAAAAAGCTGTATATGCAGCAATGACAGCTAATCCAGGAGGCGTACAATCAACAGTTCAATTAGGACTTGACGAAGCAGCAACTCCAGTGCAAATGTATTTTTCTGACTTTGCAATTTCTGCAGTAGCATAATACTACTAACTAACTTAAATATGCTCGCGGCTTAATTGTCGCGGGCTTATTTTAATAAAATCAATATATGAGTTCACCTATAAAACACTGTTGGAGCTCTATGATGCATAATCCTGAATGGGGTAAAATGCGTGGTAGAAGTGGTTCTGGAACCGGTAATGATGCTGCTTTTAAGGCTGCTAAGGAAAAAAGAACATCTCCATTAAAAATGGGTTTTAAGATGAAAGGATCTCCATATAATGAAGAATTAGGCAATACACCTATATTACATGTTGATATGGACGAAGGCACATTAGGTATGGCTACTAATAATGGTAGTATACTTGTAAACAAAGAAATTAAAGATCCAAAACAACAACAAGAAGTTGTGGACCATGAGATGGTACACATTAAGCAAATAAAAGATGGTAGATTAGGTTACGATAAAGACAATGTTTATTGGGAAGGAAAAAAGTTTTCAAGAGATGACATGAATGAAGGTGCTGAAAATTTACCATGGGAAAAAGAAGCTTATGATAAAACTGAAAACGCTTAATTATGGGATTAAAAAAGAATTTTTTTAAAGGATTACAAGGTGGTGTTAATAATAGTCCTTTAAAGTTTCATGATGGAACAAAAGGGCTTCATGGGCTAGACAAAAAGAAAGTTAAAGTTGAAGACAAAAGAAATGTAGTTGCTCAAGATAATTTAAGAACAAATAAGTCAATTATTAAGCCTACTAAAATACAAATCGAAAAAAACGAAGCTAAAGACGCGGTAGCGTCAAGAGATTCTGTAAATGAAAAATACAGGAAAACTAGATTAGATGCTATGAAGCTTAAATATCCTAATGCTAGTGAGAGTGAATTAAATAGTTATTTGTTTTCAAACAAAGAAGGTTTACCAGCTAACTTTGGTAATTCCCAACCGGGCAAAGGTGTTCCTAGATTAGGATTTAGAGGAAAAGCTTTTACAGGTCCAAATATTCCTTCAGATGCATTAGTAATATCTAATAATTACCATACTGGCTCTGGATCTATTGACCCGTATCAGTATACTATAAATGATCCTAGAGACAAGGATAATATATTATTTGGCTTAAATGCTGAAGAAAAAAGGGCTAAAATTAAAGAAAATATTGAAAATTTAAATTTAGACCCTAGAAACAAACAAGAAAACTATCAATATCAATCATTAAATAACTTTAACGACTGGTATTCAGATGATATAACACAACAAAGACTAAGAGAACAAGCACAGTTTAGTGGTAATGTTAGAAAACCTAATGTTTCTGTTTACAATAATGATTATGAAAATCCATTTGGAATAAAAGGATCTGAAGATGTGGCGGGTAGTTTATATAGTCAAGCAGATATAGATAATACACTTTCAAGTATAACTGATAAAAAATTTACTTTTTTAAATGAACAATCTGATGGTACAATGGCGTCTGTAGATCCTGATGACACAACTGTAGACTTTGATATGTTTTCTAAATACTATAGTCAACCAACTAAGTTTTCTAAGGTTACTGGAAAACCATTTGGAATAAGTTATGAACCAGGTAAGCCAAGTAGAAACGATGTAATAAATGTATCGCCTAAAACAGTTGATATGGCTTCTATTTCTGGAGGCGTTAATAGTGAACCATTTAGTTTTAACGATTGGAGAGATATGAGATATAATCAAGGTGATTCTACAAATTCATATTATTACGATGATGAGTTTAGTCAAACAAGCTCTAAGGCAGCTGGCGAACACGAGCTTCTTCACTCTACAAGACTAGATAAGGCTATGGATCCATATTTAAGAAGTATATTAAAAAGAACTGATCAACCAAATAGATTTGGAAACTATGGATATAATTCTCAGGAAGGGGAACTATATGCTAATTTTCATGAATTTAGAAGAACACTTGGAATGAAGCCAGGTGAGCAATTCACTAAAGAAAGTCTTAAAAAAAGAATGTCAGATAAAAAATTAAATAGTATAAATAATGATTTTGTTAAAAATTTTACTGATGAATCCTTGTTAGAAGCTTTGAATAATGTAGCTAGCGTAGATGATAAAAGTAAAGGAAAATTACAATTTGACTTTTTAAAATCCCAACAAGATATGAATAATTACGAAATGAATGCGTAAATAATTGTAAAACATGTAATTATATAAATATAACATTTAAATTTAATTATATGAAAAACTTATTATTAGCGTTTTGTTTTATTTTTATAAATACAATATCGTCACAAGAAAATTTACAAAACTTCGTAGGAACTTGGGAAAGTGAAAAAACTGATTATACTTTAGTTATTTCAAAACACAAGAAAACAGATTATTTTAAATTCTTAAATTACAAGACTGTAAAAAAAGAAGATGAAAGAGGTTGCTTGTATATAGATATTATATATTCACCTGAAGAATTTGTTAAAATTAAAAAAAATAAATTATATACTTTTGTTTCTTGGGAAGACTATGGTGGTTTTTACGCCGATTTAGTATATGAAATAATAAATAGCAATAGAATTAAAGTTGTAATGAATGGAGATAGAAATATGACGCTATATTATGAAAGAATAAAATAATTATATGAAAAAAATTTGGCAATGGTTAAGCGGTAATGTCATCAAAGATGTTGGTGATGTTATTGATAAACTAACAACTACAGAGGAAGAAAAACTTGAAATTAAAAAAGAAATTCAAGTTATAGTGGAAAAAGCGGCCGCAACAGCTGAAGACCAAATAACAAGACGTTGGGAGTCAGATATGACGTCAGACTCTTGGCTTAGTAAAAACACGCGCCCATTAGCTCTTATATTTTTATCGTTTATGGCTATAGCTTTTATATGGGTTGATAGTCACCATGAAATATCTTTTACAGTTGAGCAAGAATGGATAGAATTATTAAAGCAATTATTAACAACCGTGTATGTAGCTTATTTTGGCTCACGTGGTTTTGAAAAGTATAAATCAATAAGTAACAAATAAATAAAAAAAAATGGGACAATTTCCAACAAATGACGGCATAATAGGACAAGCTATGCCCTTAACAGCAGCTATGATAGCTAGTATAGACGTTAGACCGGCTTGGTTATTTGAAAACCAAAGTGGGACATTAGGTACTAACCTTAATTCATCTGTAATATATTGTGGTGTAATGCCAGCAGACGCAACTATTAGTGTTATACTATCGGGTGTTACTGCGGTTGGAGGTGGACCACCAGTAGCTGGACAGGCTATAACTTTTGAAGGTTTACAGTCTGGATCAATACTTCCAGTAGCTGTAGATTATGTTACAGCTGTAGCAGGTGCTGGTGTAGCGGTAGGTGACTTTATAGTGTGTAAATAATAAAAAAACAAGTAACTATATAATTATAAACAATTAAATAAAATCAAATAATGGCAAAAGCAAAAAAACAAATTACAGAAGAACAGTTAAAAACTGTAAAAGATCAACAAGGTAAATTAAATGGATTATTAAGATCTTTAGGTGTTTTAGATTTACAAAAAGAAAACATACGTGTTGAAGTAAAAAAAGTATCTGAAGAAATAGACTCTACTAAAAAAGAACTAGAAGACGAGTACGGTCAAGTTAATATTGATCTTCAAGATGGTTCTTATACTGATATTGAAAAAGAAGATGACAAATAATATTAGAAAGATTAGTATTGGATCTGATTATAAGAATGACGCCATGCATTACGCTGTTGGACAACAGGTTTACGGTGGTCACGAAATATCTCACATTCTACTAGATGATTCAGACAACTCTTATAATATACACATAAAGAAAAACAACGAAATATTGCCGTGGAAGAAGTTTAATTCTAACATGGCAATATCAGTTGAGTATGATTTAGAATATTAATGAATAGCTTATATGACTTTATTGTAGAACCGCTAGGTGATAAATACAATAACGAAATAAAAATAAACAACAAAAGTTTAGTATTAAACAGCAAAATAGAAAGTTTTAAATTTGTAAATAGGCATGCTATAGTTAAAGCTATACCTTTAGCCTTTAAAACAAATATAAAAATTGGAGATATATTAATTATACATCAAAACGTTTTTAGAACTTTTTATGACTCAAGAGGTAAAAAGAAAAAAAGTAGATCTTTTTTTAAAGAAAATCTATATTTTTGTGCTTTAGATCAAATTTATTTGTATAAAAATAAAAAGGGTTGGAACTCTATAAACAATAGATGTTTTATAAAACCTATAGTTAATAAAGACACTTTAGTCAACGACAAAGAAAAAAGTCTTGTTGGTATATTAAAGTATGGAAATAACGTCTTAGAACAGCTAGATATAAACATAGGGGACCTAGTTGGTTACACACCTAATGGTGAATGGGAATTCTTAATAGATAAAGAAAGACTATATTGTATGAAATCAAATGATATTGTAATTAAATATGAACATAAAGGAAACGAAGAAGAATATAATCCTAGCTGGGCAAGTAGCAGTTGAAGAACTGATTAAAGTCGCTAAAGAGGCTATTGTTGATTCTGGAGATGATATAACAGCAGATAGACTTAAAAACGCCGCTGCAACTAAAAAACTATGCATATTTGATGCATTTGAAATACTAACTAGAATACAAGCTGAAGAAGATTTGTTAAACGAAAAACCTAAAGAAATAAAAGAAGAAAAGTCTTTTAAAGGTTTTGCTGAAGGAAGATCTAAGTAATGTACGAGCAAAGTTTATATAAAATATTAAAAAACCATATTAAACCTAAAGTTTTAAAAAGAAACAATAGGTATAAAAAATGGGAATATGGTTATAATGAAGAACATGATGTTATAATTATAAGCAAAACGGGTGAGATAGGCGATGTATATGAAATACAAAACTTAAAAATAGCTTTACCTAAACAAAATGATATAGTAGAGTTTAAAGAAAATAAATGGAGTCACACAGAGTATCCTAAGCAATTAAAAAAAATCAAATCTGTTTTTGATTGGGAAGAATATCCAATAGAATTTAAAGAAGAATGGTATGATTACATTGATAAAGAATTTAATAGAAGAGAACAAGGCTTTTGGTTCTATAATAAAAACGTGGCTACTTACATTACTGGTACTCACTATATGTACTTGCAGTGGTCCAAAATTGATGTTGGGCAACCAGACTTTAGGGAATCAAATAGATTATTCTATATTTTCTGGGAAGCTTGCAGGGCAGACTACAGGTGTTATGGTATGTGCTATCTCAAAAACAGGCGTTCCGGATTTTCATTCATGGCCTCTGGCGAAACCGTCAACATGGCGACCATTTCAACGGATTCACGGTTTGGGATTTTGTCCAAATCTGGCCCCGATGCTAAAAAGATGTTCACAGATAAGGTTGTACCAATATCCGTTAACTATCCATTTTTCTTTAAACCGATCCAAGACGGTATGGACCGTCCAAAAACCGAACTTGCCTACAGAGTACCAGCATCCAAGTTTACCCGTAGAAAACTTGACGCCAATCAAACCCTTAAAGAAATTACCGGTTTGGATACCACAATCGACTGGAAAAACACCGGTGATAACTCCTACGATGGTGAAAAGCTCAAACTCCTCGTTCATGATGAATCGGGTAAATGGGAAAGACCAAACAATATATTAAATAATTGGCGCGTTACAAAAACAACACTTAGATTAGGTAGTAAGATAATAGGTAAATGTATGATGGGTTCAACATCAAACGCTTTAGATAAAGGTGGTGATAATTTTAAAAAATTATACTATGATTCAGATATTAAAGAAAGAAACGCCAATGGACAGACTCGCTCAGGACTCTATTCTTTGTTCATACCTATGGAATGGAACTACGAAGGATACATTGATTCTCATGGATTACCTGTCTTCGAAACTCCAAATAAAAAAACCTTTGGACCTCACGGGCAAGAGATAAAAATAGGAGTAATTGAATATTGGCAAAATGAAGTTAATGGTTTAAAAAAAGATCAAGACGGTTTAAATGAATTTTATAGACAATTTCCAAGAACTGAACAACACGCTTTTAGAGACGAAGCAAAACAATCAATATTTAATTTAACAAAAATATATGAACAAGTTGATTTTAATGAAGACTGCAAAAGTGAATCGTTAATAACAACAGGTTCTTTTAATTGGCACGGTGGTGTAAAAGATAATCCAAATGGCGTTTTATTTGTACCAAATGAAAATGGTAGATTTAAAATTTCTTGGGTACCTGAGTTAAATCTTCAGAACCGTTTAATAATGAAAAATGGATTAAAGTACCCAGCAAACGATCACATGGGTGCTTTTGGTTGTGATAGTTATGATATATCAGGTACTGTTGATTCTCGTGGATCAAATGGTTCACTACACGGTTTAACTAAGTTTTCTATGGAAAACGCACCACCTAATATGTTTTTTTTAGAATATATAGCTAGACCACAGACGGCAGAAATGTTTTTTGAAGATGTGCTTATGGCATGTATATTTTATGGTATGCCAATATTAGCCGAAAACAATAAACCTAGACTGCTTTATTATTTTAAACGTAGAGGTTATAGAGGGTATTCAATGAATAGACCAGATAAATCTATTGCTAAATTGTCTGTTACAGAAAGAGAAATAGGTGGAATACCTAATTCAAGCGAAGATATAAAACAAGCACACGCTGCCGCTATAGAGTCATACATAGAAACACATGTTGGTAATTTAGGTGAATCTTATGGAAATATGTACTTTCAAAGAACACTAAATGATTGGGCTAGGTTTGATATTAATAATAGAACAAAACATGATGCCTCTATTAGTTCTGGGTTAGCAGTAATGGCTTGTAATAAAAACAAATATAATCCTGTTTTTAAAAGAAAATTAGAAGTAAAACCATTAGGTTTTAAAAAATATAATAACGAAGGATATAGTTCACAAATAATACAATAAATGACATATACTAATTACGTAGGTTCATTTCCAAGTCAAGTAGTATCAGACGAAGAGAAGCAAGGTTACGAATACGGTTACGCCGTAGGTCGCGCAATAGAAGGCGAATGGTTTTCTGGAGACAGAGGTGGCATGGGAAATAGATACCAAAATAGTTGGTTAAATTTTCATAGACTAAGATTATACGCTAGAGGTGAACAATCTGTTCAAAAATATAAAGATGAATTATCTATTAATGGTGATTTATCTTATTTAAATTTAGACTGGAAACCAGTTCCTATTATACCTAAATTTGTAGATATAATAGTAAATGGTATGTCTCAAAAAATTTTTGATATAAAAGCTTACGCGCAAGATCCTGAGTCTTTAAAACAAAGAACAAAGTATGCTGATGCTATAATGAAAGATATGTATGCTAAAGAAATAATTCAAGCTACAAATGAAGCTACTGGTATGGATTTTTTTAATAGCAACGATCCTAATAACATACCTGAATCTCAAGACGAATTAGATCTTCACATGCAATTGTCTTACAAACAATCTATAGAAATTGCAGAAGAAGAAGCTATAGAAAATGTTTTAGCGGCTAATAAATATGAATTAATAAAAAGAAGATTAATATCTGATTTAACTATAATAGGTATAGGTGCTGTAAAAACAGATTTTAACTTATCAAATGGTGTTACATTAAATTATGTAGATCCTGCTAATTTAGTTTATTCATATACAGAAGATCCAAACTTTGAAGACATATATTATGCTGGAGAAGTAAAATCTATTAGTTTAGTAGAATTAAAAAAACAGTTTCCTGGTTTAACAAATGATGAATTAAAACAAATAGAAAAGTTTCCTGGTGATGCAAATTATACTAGAAACTTTTATGCACAACAAGATTCTTATAATCAAGTTCAAGTTTTATATTTTGAATACAAAACATATACTAATCAAGTATTTAAAATAAAACAAACAGATCAAGGATTAGAAAAAGCATTAGAAAAACCCGATACGTTTAATCCGCCTGAAAGTGATAACTTTGAAAGAGTTGGAAGAGCTATAGAGGTTTTATATACTGGCGCTAAAATATTAGGTCATGAGATGATGTTAGAGTGGAAGATGTCAGAAAATATGACAAGGCCAAATTCTAACGTAACAAAAGTTAACATGAATTACTCTATATGTGCTCCTAGAATGTATAAGGGCATGATAGAATCAACAGTTAGTAGAATAACTGGTTTTGCTGATATGATCCAATTAACACATTTAAAACTACAACAAGTTTTATCTAGAATGGTTCCTGATGGTGTTTTTGTTGACGTAGATGGTTTAGCTGAAGTTGATTTAGGTA